ACGTCCCAGAAAGATAAGGGGGGTACCCACTTAGCTTGGCGGGCCGGGGGGTCCGGTACAGGGGGGTCACCACATCCTCCCGTATACTATTTTCTCCCTCCCCGTGTCCAGTTATTAGTCCAATAAACTGGACATACTGGGGGTACATAGACTAAGCAGATTGGCCCGGGGATTATATGCACCTACATATAGTTTAGGCTGATGTGACCATATTGTATGCATTTACATATAGTCCCTTTAAAGGAACATTTCTGTATGTTAATGTCCGTTATATAACACATTATACAGCAATATCACATTCTATGATGGATTTATCCTACATATAATTATCTTTACCCTATGGCATATATAGAACATAATTTTTTTCCGCTGAAGGTATTTGTCAGGAATGAGTACATGTATCAGCACAAGAAGGGTCATGGAGAATTGACCCCGGGGGTTATTATATCAGTAAGGTGTATGCCAGGGCAAGCTGCGTTATTTCAAGTACTCTTAGAGAATGGCGTACTTAGAGATAAGTTACCAAGTCATGCTTTACTACATGAGCCAGAGATGCCAAACCCAGATCTACCTTTTCATTACTTACAGATATGGAACTGTTTCTCTTATAACTTTACTTTACTTCACTTATCGTATTTGTATGATACCAGAGTAGAGGTGTATATGAAGGATCATAAGTTCTACCCGGGTAGTTATTATGGTACCATCAACTGGGGGTCTAATGATCCTAACACAGATTTGTCATTAGCAGAAGATCCACTGGAGCATAAGAGTCACCACATCATTTTACTTGATAATGGACAGATTGCTCTACAACCAAACAACCGGATCAAATGGTCTGAGCCAAGCTTTGTAACTAAACCATTCCCAGAGAAACCTGATTACTTAGTAAACAAAGATTACTACAACTGCGAGGGATTTGAGAAATGGAGTACAGAAGATTCCGATAGGATGTTTTATGATAATGAATAATTTTGTATATTAATAGTATGAAGAAAATAGACATGGGTAAGTTTGTTCTACTAATAGGTAAAGATGCTACTGAGATCTTTGACTATTATGATGTAGATCAAATGCACGGGTTAAACCGTAAAGATGCCCAAGCTGAAGAAGTTGACAAGACTAAAGGCAATGGTGTCTATATATATGGGTGGACTAACTATGATCCCCGGGATAAGAAGTTAAAAGCCAAAGCACCATACAAACCATTTCTATTTCTAAATAAGAAACACTTCAAAGGAGACTTTACTGATATAACACTAGTAAATCATGAGGCTATGCATGTAGCAATACTCTTGAATAACTGGAAGATTATGGATAAAGAAGAAGATGCAATTAGTCAAGCAGAAGAGTATACTAATAAAATAGTTAGACTTCTTAAGTTAGACAAGTTTACAAATTAGTATATTAGTATTATAAATTTATAACAATGGCAAAGATTAAAGAAGGAACAACTAAGTTGGCTAAGGTAAGAGTATCCAGGCCAGGTATTCATGCTAAAGCAAAGACTAGCAAGTTGAAGAAAAGTAAGAATTATAAAAAATCTTACAGAGCACAGGGTAGATAAAATATTTTACTATATTTGTATGTGTTCATAATGTGAATGTTTTAAAGGTTAAAACAATGAAAGCCCAGATTAATACCCTGGGCTTTTTTATTTAAAAATATTTTTTATATTTGTTACATGGTATACATCTATAAGCCAATTATGTGTCAAGTTAAAGCAATCCAGTTCAATGGCCGGAATGCTGATGACATCATAGAACTTATAGGTAAAGGGAATGCTTTTTATAGTAGTAGCAATGGGCTCTGGATATTTTTACCACATGGTCAAAAAAGAGTACACCTTGACGATTATATATTGTTGACTGATGATAATACTATCAAAGTGTATGACCCCATTGACTTTAAAAAAGATTTTGAGTTAGTGCCATGACACAGCATCAAGCTGAGATGTGGAGAAAGCTGACTGCAGAGTCAGAAACTAATCTAGAAGCAAGGATTAAATTTGATAAATATATGGAAGAACAAGTACAAGTAGGTATTCAAGAAGTGAGATTACCAAGTTTTGGAGAACAGTTAGTAGGACTAAATCCTGATATCGCACATGAAGATGCTGATGTCCAAAGAGTAAAAGAACTAGCAGCAGAGATAGCAGAGATCTTAAAGCGTAGATATACAATGGATACAAAGCTGCCAGTAAAGAGTTTGTTGTTTGATCATGCAGTAGGTGAGATACTGAATGCTCAAATGGCAGTAGAAAAAGTAATAACACTAAAATAGAAACCAATGCAACCATTTAAATTATTAAGAGGAAGAACAATCTTATTAGATGTTCCAAAGAAAAAAGAATCAGGACTTCAGCTGAGTGCTAAAGATGAAGATGCTATCATGCAAGAAGCAATGAAGATGTGGAGTAAACTCAATGTCTTTGCCGTAGGTGATAAAGTAGAAGAAGTTAAAGTTGGAGACAAAGTCTATGTCCGTACAAATGCACTTAACTTAGAAGTAGTTGAACGCATTGATATTGATGGAGAGACTAAACTTGTCCTTAATGAAGGAGATGTTGTTATAGTATGGTAAACTTTAGTAAAGAATCAGAAGAGCGGTATGAAAAAGTCATGTGCTCTAAAGAAGAAATGGCTGTACCAGCAAAGGATATTGAATCTAGAATTATTATTGTTAATGATTCTACTAGGCCTAATCACTACGGTGGTGCTGGTACTACTTATGAAGTATTCAACGTACTAGAAGCCTGGGGTATAGATAAAGATTTCTATCTTGGCAATGTAGTTAAGTATATTGCAAGAGCAGGAAAGAAAAATAAATCCACTGAAAAAGAGGATCTTAAGAAAGCTTTAGTATATTTACAAAGAAGAATAGACTCATTATGATCTGGTTAAAGATATTATTAGCAGCATTTGGGATAGGAACAATATGTTTCTTCTGGATTATAATCAATGCTATGACAAGACCTGTTTACAACAAGATGTATAACATGTATGTTGAAGATGAGAAGGGCCGTGCCATAGCTAATTGGACCATTGGTGCCCTAATACTAGTATCATTTTTATTTGGATATCTGATAGGATAGCTTCTTCTTTAGTTTAGTTTCCCTACCCTGTCACAAAGTCCCTGGTTTTTACCGGGGATTTTTTGTTATATAAAATATTTTTTGTATATTATAATGTATACATTTAACATTTATAGCCGTGGATATTTTAAATTTTATAAGCTGGATCAAAGGTGGTAGACAAGTTTCTACTGTAGATGCATCCAAAACATTAGTTCCTCTTGGATTAAGAGATGCAAAAAGAGATGATGGTTACCTTGCAGGTGCTATCACAGTAGAAGATTTGCTTGCACTTGTAGATACAAGTATTCAAGGAGAATCATATATTGTAGTAAAAGGTGATGGTGCAACTGCTGCCGAAAATGGTGCAGAATTAAAAGCTGCATATGATATTGCTGTTGCATCTACCCCATATGGTAGTGCTAAGTCATCTTCTAATGAGTATACTATTCTTGTAGCTCCAGGTACATATGATATGAGTGCTTATAATGGAGCATATGGTTGGGAAATAGATGCTGATTATGTAAATGTTATCAGCCTTTCTGGAATTGCTGATGTTGTTCTTACAACTTTCTTAGTTAGCAGTAGTTTCTGTACTATTAAAGGTATTGATGCAAGCCCAAATAATGGTCAAATACTTATTGACCCAAGTACTACATCTATTACATTTGATACATGTATTGCTAGTGATTTTTCATTTGGTGCAGGAATAACAATGAATGGACACACATTTAAAAATTGTACTGCAGGAAGCAATTCCTTTGGATCATCTATGGTATTATTTGCACCTATTCCTTTTGTAACACCTCCTCAATCTACACCACAAACAGTTACCATTCAAGCTTGTACTTTTGAAAACTGTGTTGCTGGATCAAATTCATTTGGTGCTGCATTTGTTGATGCAGGAATTATAGATTCAACATTTAATAAGTGCTTGGTATCAACAACGGATCCATCGCTAGCTTCTTCTTTTGGTTATGCAGGTAATTTTGGACCTAGTGGTGGAACTGTTTATATTGCTGGTACAACTTTTACAGATTGTAAGAGTGGTTGGTATAGTTTTGGTTGTCATACAGGTTTTGTAGGTGCCTCAGTTCTTATAGAATCTAATGCTGTATTTACTAATTGTAAAGCTGAAGCACACACATTTGGATACTCTTCAACTGGTAATACTGCAGAAGCACTTGGTTTCTTCAAAAACTGTACTGCTCTAATATTCTCATTTGGATATACTAGAATGACTCGCCAAGGTATGGCAAGTGGTACTTTTGAAAATTGTACTCTTATTAATAATGAAGGTTTTGGTGGTTATGAAGCAAGTGGTTTATTTATAAATTGTAGAGTAGGTTCTCCTACCACTGGTGGTGGTTTTGCATATGCATTTGGTGCTGCTGATCCTGGAGCAGGATATGCAAGTGGAACATTCACTAATTGTGCAGCATATGGATTCTTCAGTTTTGGTAATCAAACAGCTAATGGTGTTTTTACAAACTGTATAGGTTCTTCTGCTGCATTTGGTAGATTAGCAGACGGTATATTTAATAACTGTGTTGCTAGTGGTAGCGCATTTGCTTGGGATACAACTGGATTAACAGTAGCTGGTCAGTTCAATCACTGTATAGGTGGTCAAAATTCATTTGGTAATGATGATAATACATTAACTAATTATTTGCTCTCTGGTAGAGCAGCCTTTTGTATTAAAAATTACGGGGATTATTATACATCTTCGGGTGCACCAACAGTATTACAGTGTGTAAATGGAAGTAACGTTGTTGTAACAATATAAAAATAAATTATGAAAACATATAGATCAAGTCAAGAAGGTGTATGGACAACTCCAGCACACTATCCAATTACAGAAGCTGAAACAGCATTATTTAATTCTGAAGATTCTGCAGATGATGCAGCAAAAGAAGCTCTTAAAGAAACTATTGCAGCATTCTACGCAACAAACCCTTCTGAAGAAATTTCTACAGAAGTAGTAGAACAACTAAATAGTATCTATAACTCACATAAACCAGAAGTTGGAGAAGGTGAGACATATGAACTTATTAGTGCTACTATAACATTAAGAGGAGAAAAAGTTAGTGGTTTAATTAATTGTAGACCAGTAATCTTAAAAGAAGATGGTTCAAAAGATTTGAAAACTCAGATGCAAATTAGATTTTAATATTTATAACCATGGACATTTTAAATTTTATTTCTTGGATTAAAGCAGGTAACTATAGAGCTACCCTTCCAACAGACGTTACTAACTTGATTGCAGTAGGTGCAAAAGATCCATCTCGTGATGATCAGTATCTTTCTCTTGCGGTTAATGCCGCTCCTTTGCAGACATTATATCGTACAGCTAATGTAACTCAAGGTACTAGTATTACAACAGCAGTTACTGTAGATGCACTTAATGGTGTTATCACAACTGTATCATCTACATTAGCAGCTAATGCTAGAACTTCTTTTACTGTAAACAATGATTTGGTTGTTGCAGGATCAAGAATTTTAGTATCTGTTGAATATGATGAAGCAGCAACTGGTATTCCAGTAGTAGGTGTTGCTGATATTGCAGCAGGATCATTCAAAGTAGTACTTAGTAATGGTGCTGGTG